CATAGACACGCTGACGATATGGTAGACTGTTTAAAAGAAAAACGTGCAGCTTTACAAAAATATAAAACAGAAAAAGGTGAAGGAAAAGTAACAGAAAGTTTTTTATTTTCATGTGATAAAGTAAATGCAGAAGTAAAAATTGAAGAAGATGGAACTTGGCATATAATAAAGATACTTGGAAGACATGATGCAGCCTACAAAAAGAAAAAATCCTACGAATAATTATGCAAAAGAACTTAGAACTCCTAAGTATAAATCACGTGTAATACAATCAAAAAAAGTATATACTAGAAAAGGAAATAAAAATGAATTTAACACGGAACTTTAGTCTTCAAGAGCTAATCAAATCAGATACAGCTATTCGTAAAGGGATTGATAATAATCCTAATGCAGATCAAATAGAAAAATTAAAAAGACTGTGCGAACATGTTCTTCAACCAGTACGTGATCACTTCGGCAGGGTCAAGGTGACGAGCGGATACCGTTCCCCTGAGCTTTGTGTTGCTATTGGTAGTTCTATAAATTCACAGCATGCCAAAGCCGAGGCCGCAGACTTCGAAGTAATTGGTGTAGATAATGCTGAGGTTGCTGATTGGGTATACATGAACTGTCAGCCAGATCAGCTCATTTTAGAATACTATACTCCAGGAGAACCTAATAGCGGATGGATTCATGCAAGTTGGGTAGAGTTCCAACCAAGGGCGCAGTACATGAGAGCATATAGAGACAAAGAAACAAAGAAAACAAAATATCAACCCATTACGGGGAAAGCAGTAGACTTGGTCTAATGCCTAAAATATTTAAAGTATTTAGTAGAATAGATACTGTTACAGGACACTGTGAACATTGTGATGAAGATACTATTTTAGTTGCAATTGTATCAGAATTTTACAGATGCACTAACTGTGGATCTGATACTAGACAGCATGTAAATGGTAGTATAAGATATCTGCAATTATCTGAAAGAGATAAAGAATGGTTAAAACAATATAACGATGGCAAAGCGTAAATTTACAAACTTCACACCAAGGCCGAAGCCTCGTAAAAGACCAAGACGTCATTCAAAATCATTAAACAAACATAAGAAACGTTCACACAAAAAATATAATCGTCAGGGACGTCCACAATAGTGAAAATACATACCCATTTTGAATTTGTAGATAGTTACAAAGGTGACTTAAAACAAACTGTTTTAAAATATAATCATGAAGACTGGGGTAAATATGATTATCGACAAAACACATTTGATGTACACAAAGCTACAAAAACAATTCCTTTGATCTGGAATGAAATAGATAAAGATAATAAAAGAAATATAGACATAGATAAACTAAAGTTTTGGCCTGAAGCTGATAAATACAAAAAGGATTTAGAAAATTTAAAAGAAATATTATTAAAAAAATATGGACCAGGTTTTATTTCAACAGCTTTATTAATTAATCTACCATCAAGATCAGTTATTCATCCACACATAGATAACTATGACCCTTATTTTGCTATGGTAAACAGGGTACATCTACCAATTGTTACAGATGACGAAGTATTGTTTTATGTAGGTGGTGAAGAAAGACATCTAAAAGAGGGAGAAATGTTTGAAATAAACAATCACAATGATTTACATTGGGTACGAAATAATTCTAAAATAGATAGAATTCATCTGTTAATAGATTGGTTAGCACTTGACAATAATCCTAAAATATCCTAGATTAATACAAAGGAGAAAGATATGAGCGAGAAAAAAATAGAAATAAAGGCTAATGGAATATCACAAAAACAATGGAGTGTATTCTTATTAGAACTTAACTTAATGAAAAAAGCCTGGAGACCTTATGGTGTAGATATGCAAATAAAAGCACCAGGTATAAAAAATATTATTGAGAAAGGTACTAAATTAAATGTCTTTGGCGGCAAGATTGGAACATAAGTCAAAAGAATTAGATAGAATAGCTAATCTTTGGAATAAAACTAAAGACCCTAAATATAAAAAACAATGGTACGCGCTACTTAAGCGGGTACCTTCGGCTTCGGTTTCGGAACAATAATATTCAATTCTTTACATTCAAATTTAACGACCATTTTATTAGTCTCAAGAAGACTTACATCAAAGTCTTCATCTTCTGTTAATCTTTTAAATGTCTGCTGAGCAAGGCCATAACCATTTACCACACAGTCATAATGCGTGTTAAATTGAAAACCTGCATAATGGCTAGATGGACATTGACCCGTAACCATTGAGCATAAATAAAGAACTAATACAAATTTAGTCATTGACTCCTATTGTAATTTTTATATATTATCCTATATATGTCAGAAATAATCACGAAAGGATATAACAAATGACAGATATAAGCAAATACAAAAGTATAGCAATTGATCATGACTGCTATAATAAATTAACGAAACTATCGAAACATCTCGCACCTAAGCATGCCAAATTGTCTAGGGCACAAGTCGTAAAAGTATTAGTCGAAGAGAAAGTGGAGAAGTTAAATGGCAAACTTAAATAAAGAAATATGTCCCGTATGCAATGGCAACGGGTATGTACTATCCGGTTTAAGTGTTTATCAATGTAGTTACTGTGATTCTCAGGGCGAGATACCGAAGCGAGAAGCGAGTGTCGAGGAGCTACAGAAAGTAATTGAAGAGTTTAAAATACATAGAGGAATCTTACAAGGCAAAATAAAACAACAAGCCGCTAAGATTGCTGAACTAGAAAATTATTTAAGCGTTCAAGAATATAAACGTAAAGCTTTGTCATGATAAACGAATCTGATTTAGCATACATCGCCGGTTTGTTTGATGGTGAAGGTAGTATTTCTTACAAACAATACATGCGTAAGAGAGCTAATAATAAAAAAGCATATCCAACCTGGCAGATAAGAATGGAAATTGCCATGACTGATCAATCTGTTTTAATATGGGTTTGTGAAGTTTTAGGTGTAGGAACTGTAACTCCAAAAAGATACAAGACACCATACACTGTCGGCTGGAAGAAACAATGGCGTTGGAGATGTAGTCACCAAGATGCATATTATGTGGCACGTTTGCTTTGGCCATATGCACATGTAAAACTAGAGGGTGTACAAAAAATAATTGAACACTACGCATCTAGAAAATTAAAAGTAAAAAACCAAGACAACATTGTAGATTTAGAAACCTACAGGAAAGGAAAAAATGAAGTTAAAGGACCCGATAGCATTAACTGATGAACTTAAAACTGAAAAGTTTAGAAATGAAAAGTTACATAAGAAATGCAATAAATTATTAAAACAAAGTAAAGAACAAGAAGAAGAGATATCAGAACTGAATGAATACATCGATTCTTTAGAAGCACAAATCACTGATTATAAAAGAAGATTTGTCCCTGACTTTAAAATGTTAAGTGAGGGTGGTGAGTCGGTCCCAATATCTGATTTAAAAATTATGACAGATAAAGCCAGACGTTCTATGGCTAAACGTTTCGTCAAAAAATATGGTGAGGAATGGGTTCGAGTTAATATTTTAGAGAATAAAAATCTTAAATGAGAAAAGCACGAATCGTCAAAGATATAAAAATTGCTAAACATAAATTTTTATTAGAAATATATTTAGCATTGGAAGGTCATAAAGATATCTGTTGGGAGATATTTCCTCAAGACCATCAAAGTGCATTATATGCTTTTTCTAATAAAAAAAGATTAGAGAAATTAATAGAGAAAAAATATTTATACGAGCCTAAAAAATGAAATGGAATAAAAAATATACTTACCCTACATCGACAAGATCATTAGTAAATGATGAGAGAATCTATGATGTATCACAAGAAAAGTTACCGAGTGTTACGACTATATTGTCAGCCACGACGCCGCAAGATAAGCTAGATGCTATCGCTAAATGGAAAGCGCGTGTAGGTGACGTCGAGGCAGATCGTGTCAAAAATACGGCAGCTAATAGAGGGACTTTAATGCATAGCATTTTAGAGGGTCATATACTTGGAAAAGAGGTCCTAGATCTCACAGAGAAGGGCCAGGAGGCTCATTCTATGGCTAAAACGATCATCGATAAGGGTTTACCTGATTTAGAGGAAATATGGGGCTCTGAGGTGGTTGTAAGCTACCCTGGGCTGTATGCTGGGGCGACTGACCTCGTTGGAATATATATGGGGCGTGATAGTATAATAGACTTTAAACAATCGAACAAGCCTAAACGTGCGGAGTGGATAACTGATTATAAACTTCAAATGGTTGCCTATGCGATGGCCCATGACTTTGTTCATGGTTCTGAGATCGAGCAAGGAGTTATACTGATGTGTACGCCTGATAACTTCTTTCAACGATTTATAGTCAATGGCTCCGAGTTTCGAGCGTTAAAGGTGGAGTGGTTGAAGAGAATAGACGCTTTCTACGCGTCGCGAGAGGCGAGAGGCTAGCATGGAGCAACGAGGGGCGAGGATAATGTGGAATCCACAAAAATTTTGTGGAAACTACCCCAAAAAGGGGCTGTTGTTTAGAATGATTCTAAACTGGAGGGGTATTTTAGGGTTTTCCACTGTGGAAACACCCCAAAATGTGGAACATTTTGTGGAAGCAAAAAGCTATATATTTCAATGCTTTAAGAGTATAAAATATACTTTCCACATTTTCCACAGCGATTTGGAAAAATTTTCTGAATTTATATATTATATATTATTATATCTTATAAAGTGGAAAAAGTTCCACAAAAGGAGTTAGATTAGAATGGTTCTAAAGAAGAATGTAAAGTACAAAAATGTGGTAATACAAAACAAGAGGTATTACTTCTACAAGATCACATGGTTGGATATTTTGGGTGATAGCGGTCACGCTACAGCTCATGAGTTTAGTGGAATGGTGCCTTCTGTAATGATCACACATGCATATGTTTATGAAAAAGACAACAAATGCGTTAGAACCTTCGCAAGCTACGATGACAGCGATGGTTTATTTTCTGATCGTAATGTATTTCCTAAAGGTTGTATTAAAAAAATGGAAAGGATATTACTTTGATTCCTGGTCTATATGATTTTCTGGAATGGGTTCTTCAAGTGGCTCTTGGTCTGTTTCTTCTATGGTTTCTATTTCATCTTCCGGCTCTGATGATAGCTCTATTTGCGGTGATACTTCTTTAGATTCACCATCAATAATTTTTGAGTGATCTGTTACAATTTTTTCTAACTTAGCCATGAGTTGATCTCTGTCTAGTTCATCTATCTTACCAGTTTTAATTAGTTTTCTATCAATATAAAATCCAGCTACTTTTCCTCTGGCTACTTCCATATTTCCAGCAGCAGAAAACGCACCTTTCTTTAATGCTTGGTCACGTATTTTGGAAAGCTGCTCAAGATGCCTGTCCATAGTAACAGCGTACTTCTTTCTGGCTTCTTCTCGCAGCTCACCAATATATCTAACTACAAGAGGGTATAGTTGTGGATTAGTAAGTTTTGACGAAGCGACTCTTGCTGCAAGGTCTGACGTTGGGCCGTAGCCAGCTTCTTTTGCACACTCCCAAGCAT